CTTGCCAAGCCTACAAGCTCGCCAGCCTTGGGCTCGGAAAAGAGTTATCATCGACCAACCCTCCACTCGTTTGAGCCGATTAGCCCTATTAAGCCGTTTGTCCATCGATATGAGCTTAGGCCTTCGGAAGGATTGAAAAGGGCTAATAGGGTAAAGGGGTACGAGGGAAAGGGCATTCATAGGAATGTCGGAATAGCCCTAGAAGGCTCTAGGAGGACGCAGGAGGGCTTTTTGGGGTTAAAGGTGTGTCCTTACCTTCGTGAGGAGGTGCGAGGGCTTTTAGGGCTGTTCTTCGATCTCAAGTCTCTTCGCCAACTCGTCAACGACTTGACCGGCTGATGATTTGGTTTTGGCGGCTTGGCGGGTGATTAGGTCTCGCGTTGTCGGATCGACCATGCAATGGAATCCAATTCGTTTGACTCCTGGTCGATTGGGTGGCCGTCCTGTTTGGTTTGGGCGTTTGCCGCCCCATTGTTTTTTATCGGTCATGCTAAGATTTTATACTCCTCTACATTTTTAAGGTTAAGGATTTGCTCTAGTTTGTCGGCATCAGGGGTATCGCCGCCAATTTCTAGAATCCAATCTTGAGTGCCTAGAATTGGTTCAAAAGATTCGTCCCAATGTTCCTCAACGAAGCCTAGAGAGTCTCGACTTAATATTTTGAAAATTTTGGTGTACGCCCCATGAAATTGGTTGTTATATTTTCCTGTTCTTGGTTTGTGATTCTTAATAATTAACTTCATTGTCATCGCAAAGGTTTCCTTTTAGGCTATCGGGGAACTCGTATTCGCAGAATTGGCAGATCATGAGAAAGCCACTTTCTGCACTTGGTCTTGCCATACTTTGAAACCTTCTTCGGTTAAAGCTGTTGAATCATCGGGATCATTCATCCCTGAACATTCAGCTAACCCCTTTTTAACCAAAGAAGAGACGATACCGCCAAATGATTTAGAGTCAGGCATCACCATTCCATCTTTAAGTTCGCAGTCATCAAGGCAGTTCGACCAAGGCGATCCGCATTCGTCAAAGCTCTCAGGCTCGGAATAGTTGGCTGGCGTATAGCAATTGCAAGCAATCATCTGAAGCATGACTAGCTCGTTAATAGTAAGTGAAATCTGTGTAGTATTGTTATTCATGGTTGGTCTCCTTATGTTTTAAAATTAAACACCATCTGAGCAGAACTGTAGCATCGCCCATTGATCGGCATCTTTTTGCTCCTGAAGGGCTTGCTCTTTTTTATGTGCAACCTCGAGGTACTTCTCAATTCGTTGCAGGAGGTCGGAGGCGTTATCGATCATTCCTTGATTCATTTCATGGCCATTATGCTTCCTGCTAAATAAGTTTTTTTCTTCGATAATGCATAATGCTGTTTGAATGGTGTCGATGTCGTAATTTTCTAATTTCATTTGATTTGTTGGTTGGAATTAATGCGGGAAGACTACAATCTAGCTTATCTGTACAGGAAAGCAAGTAAAACATGAAAGTATTTTGAACGATTGTCAGAACTGACTCTAAATCAGTAGGCTAGGGGACAAGAAAAAGTTTATGACTCTATGTCCGAAACCTCCGCCCCCAAAAGTAAGCGAGACCCATGTAGTCGGGAGTGCCGACCAAAGTTCTGTCGAGTTTATGCACTTCAGAGTATGCGTTTACAGTAAGTGATGCTGTGTGTATGATCATGTTGGTTGGTCTCCTTAGTTTTGTGATTAAAATACCCCGTAGAATGAGGATTCAAATACATCATGCTTTGTGCTGTCTCTTTCCTCCCATGTGGAGTTCTGTATTCGCCAATAAGCAAATGAAGTATCAATGGTATTCTCATCACCATCCCATAAGCCTCTATCGACCCATGATTTCATCTCAGTCAATACCCATTTCTTTGGTGATTGAACATAGAAAGAACCGAAGCTTAGTCTATATAAGGTCACACCATTGCGGCCCCTATTCCTTGCCCCGAATGCTTTAGAAGCCCCTCCATATCCTTTAAATTTAGTTATCATATTCATGCTCTCAATCTAGCTTATCTGTACAGAAAAGCAAGTAAACCATGAAAGTATTTTTAACGATTGTCAGAACCTACTCCAAATCAATAGGTTAGGGGATGAAAAAAATTAGAGAATTTTTATTTTGTTCTGCGTTTCTATCCAAACTCTCGCCCCGCAAGACAATGGTTTGTCGGGTGAATAGACGATCTTGCAAGCCTCGATCCCATCCTTGTCCATCACGCTAACCGAGTGGCCATAGGTATTTTCTTTATAGGTCTTGCAAGTGATAACAGGCTCCCGATCTCCCGTCTTTTGGTTCGATCGGATCTTATGCTGATTGATGTGGATGATCTTTTTCATGCATCCGAAACCTCAGCATCGACTACTTTCTCATCCTTCAAGGTGGCAAGCTCGGCTCGGATCTCATCCAGGCTAAGAGACTTCTTTACTTCGATGACTTGAGTAGGCTCGCCTTCGTATTGGCGGTGCTTGTCGATTAAGATGCCGGTGGCTATTGGGAGGACTCCGTTGGGGATCTCATCGGCCTCGAGCTTCTCGATCATCTTCTCAACTGCCATTTGGCTAGCTACTCCGATCAAGCCTCTCATTACTTTCTTCGAGGCATCGATCACCTCTTGCTCTCTAGCCCTTACGACTGCAATCGTGTTATGGGATAGCTTAAGATCCTTTTTGATTCGAGTGATAGGAGAACCTTGAGCCAGCATTTGAACGCACTTGGCGTAGTCACCTGGCCTCTTGTCGTAAAGTCCTTGTGCCGTGAAGACTGAAGGGCAAGCCTCCTCAACCTCGAGGTTGGCAGGTAGGTTCGTTGCTTCGTAGGTTACTCTTGGTCGTTTAGTCGGCATAGATACTATCGGTGCAGGCAATTGAGAATGATTTATCAATAGGGTATTTGGCAAGCACAATTAGACATAATGCTTATATTGCGAAGTAGGAATCCCATAAAACTAGGAAATATAACATAAAACAGGCACATAAGCATATATTTATGCGATTTATGCCATTAGAGGGGGGGGAGGGGGGTCAAAATATCGTCGGACTTTTTTACCAAGACCGATTAGAGCCTATAAAAAAATTCTAGCAATTGCCAAGCCCCCGAAGCTTTTTACTCACGAACCAATGTCGATTATCTTGACATGATACCTATCGGCCTCGTTAACGCATAGGCATTAGCGAGTTATTTCATAAACCCCTCGTTACCAACAAGTCCGAACTTTTTTTCGGTATTTTTTCGGGGCGGAGGTTACAATCAAATCGCCAATTTGTTAGATTCGAGACATGGAATGGACTCCACATCCCGCTCTCCCCGCCCTCACAAGGGAGGAAATGCTGGCAATGGAGCCCGAACGCATCCTCGAGTATTATAACACTAGAGAAGCCGCCATAGAGGCCGAACGAGACGATCCTTACCGCCATGGCTTCGAGTTAGACACCTGGAAGCTCGCCGACGAAGAGCTCAAGACTCACCAAGAAATCCTCGTGATGGGTGGCAATCGTGCTGGCAAGTCATTTTGGGCGGCCAAGAGGGTAGTGCAAACCCTCGTTGAGAATCCAAACTCGATCATATGGTGCCTAACGGAAACCTCGGCCAACTCAATCCAATTTCAGCAGGCCTTAATTTACAACGCTTTACCTAAAGAACTAAAATCCCTCGGCAGGGGCAAAGTCGGGTACGTCATGTACAGCCTTCGGAACGGATTCACGGCCAGCAAGTTCACGCTCAATAACGGGAGCCAATGTATCTTTAGATATTGGGCTCAGGACATATCGACCATCGAAGGAGGGGAGATCGGTGTTCCGCAAGAGCCTGTAAACAATACACATAACATCGGATTTTGGGCTGACGAATTGGTGCCAATGTCATGGGTTGAGACACTTCGTTTTCGCACCGTCACCCGAAATTCCAAGGGAATAATTTCCTTCACCGCCGTAGACGGTTGGAACTCAGTCGTCAAATCCATGCTCACAGGAGCCCGCACGATCAAGTCGGCCAAAGCGGACCTCTTAGGAGGTGAGGATGTCCCGCTTGTTCAGCAACCCCTACGCAAAGCCTCGAGCGTTGTGTACTTTCACACCTCGGCCAACCCCTTTGGCGGATGGTCGGCGATGAAGAGCCAACTCGATGGTGAGAAAAGGGACGTCATTTTATGTCGGGCCTATGGAGTCCCAACCAAGCAAAGTCGAACAGTTTTCCCATCCTTCGGTGACAAGAATATCATAAAAAAGGATGACCTCCCCGACCTCTCAGAGGCCAATTGGGTAATGTCGATCGACCCTGCGGGAGCAAAGCCTTGGTCGATGGTTCTATTTGCCATCGACCCTCACGGAGTTGCATGGGCGGTTAAAGAGTTCCCCGATTTCGACACATGGGGCGGGTGGATTGACCTAACCAAGGAGAAAGTTTCGGGGGGCGAAGCGGCCCAACCGAATGGCTACGGTCTACGAGACTATGCTGAGGAGATCCATCGGATGGAATCGATCTGCAATGATGATGTGATACGGATCATTGACCCTCGGCTTGGTGCGGCTAGCTATCAAAAGGCCGAAGGCTCGAGTAACATAATAGATGACCTAGC